AAGGTGCTTAATGGCTAGCTTGGCAGAGAACAATGTCGTTCAGTTGAGGCCTCAGGTTATCAACTTGGAGGAAAGAGTGGCTAGAGTCGAGGATGGTTACACAAAACTAGCCAATGAACTTTACGAAGAATTAATTGGCGCAAACCTAACAAAGAATCAGGCAAAAGTTGCTCATGCTATTTGCAGGAAAACTTATGGGTTTAATAAGAAAACAGACCGCATATCAGACAGTCAGTTGGCGGAGTTAACTAGACTACCAAGACAGAAAGTTAACAAGGCAAAAAATGAGCTTATCGCTATGAAAGTTATAGTGAAAGTTGGTATGGCGATAGGGCCTAATAAAAACCTAACTGAGTGGGATATTCCTGAATGTCACCAAAACGGTGTCATTGTCACCAAAGCAGTGACAAAAAGTGTCACCAAAAGCGTGACAGCGCTGTCACCAAAACAGGGACACACAAAAGAAACTATTACAAAAGAAAAGAAAGAAAGTAATACACCCCTTACCCCTCACGAGGTGAAAGGGGGAGAATCGGTAAAACCTACCAAGAGAAAATCAACTCCAATTAACTACGATGAATATCTCAATGCCTACAACGAGGAGGTTGGCGACAGATTACCTCACGCTGTGGAAGCTAACGAGAAACGTAAAACACGGATCAGGAAGATAATCAAAAACCTTGCAACGGCAAACGTTGATGGTTGGCGAGCCTACGTTAGAGCTTTTGTTCGAATGGCTAAGCCATTTTATTTTGGTGAAAACGATACAGGCTGGACGGCTGATATTGATTATCTGCTAAGAGAAACAACGCTGACAGGTGTTCGAGAAGGTAAATTTGCTGACAGGGGGTTTTAAGTGATCAATACGGAATTTGAAGCAAGTGTTATTGGCGGTTTGTTAATTTCAGGGTTAACACCTGATGCCTCGGATGTTTTAGCCACTTTAGAGCCTGAATCATTTTCAGTTAGGTTCTATCGAGAAGCCTATCAAGTTATTCAAAAACAAGCCAAGTCTCGCGGTGTCATCGATATGATGATGGTTGCTGAAGGAATGGGAAGTGAACACCTAGCAAACATCATTCAAACAGCCAAGGATTGCCCTAGCGCAGCCAACCTAAAAGGCTATGCCAAGATGGTGACCGATAATCATAACCGTAGAGCTATGATCCAGTTAATGGATTCTGTGCGTGGTGTGATTGAAAGCGGAACCATTGAGCAAGCCAGTGAGGCAATGGAAAGTTTTCTTGCTCAGGCATCTGATATGCATTCTTCGAAAGGTGATATCGCACCCGTCCATGTGTCATCGTTAATCGAAGATTACACGGAAGTTTTACAAGAACGTGTTAACAAAGGCGAGGAGTCGGACACACTAAAAACGGGGATCCGCGAATTAGATGAAATTATGGGAGGCATCAACCCTGTTGATTTGGTCATTATCGCCGCTCGACCAGGAATGGGTAAGACAGAAATTGCGCTGAAAATTACAGAAGGCGTTGCGTCTCAAAATGTTATCGGATCTGACACCAAGAAAGGCGTTTTAATTTTCTCAATGGAAATGGACTCTCAGCAAATCGTAGAGCGTCAGATTGCAGGATCCGCAAATCTATCTGTTAGCGCATTGAGAAACCCATCTCGTATGAGTGACGAAGATTGGGGAAGGGTATCTATGGGTGCAGGTAATTTACTTGGCTTGAATGTCTGGGTCGTCGATGCCAGTAAGTTAACCGTTGAACAAATCACTGCAATTTCAACAAGACACAAGAAGCGTCATCCCGAATTATCGCTGATCATGGTCGATTACTTAGGGTTGATTGAGAAGCCTCGTGCAGAGCGTAACGATTTGGCTATTGCTCATATTTCAGCAACGCTGAAAGGTCTGGCTAAAAACATCAGAACGCCTGTTATTTCACTAAGCCAGCTATCTCGTGATGTTGAAAAGAGACCGAACAAACGACCTACCAATGCGGATTTAAGAGACTCAGGAAGCGTAGAGCAAGATGCAGATAGCATCATCATGCTTTACCGTGATGCGGTCTATAATGAAAACTCCCCCGCAGCAGCTTACGCAGAAATAATTGTGACAAAAAACCGATTTGGGAAATTGGGAACTGTTTATCAATTATTCAAAAATGGTCACTTTCTTGACACCGATCAGGCTCAAGCATCAAGCATCTGTCAACAAAGTAGCAGACCGCAACAACGCCGATTCCAAGGTGCCAACGTTTAACACGCAAGAGGATTTTAGATGGAATATTTACGAGATATTTTGGGTACATTGTTTTTCATGCTAGTACCGATTACTGGATTTTTATCTGTTGCATTTCTGATGTATCACGAAAAATCAGGTTGGGGATGGTTACTTTTAGCAGTGGTTGCCATATCAGGAAGTTTAAAAATTATTTATGGCGATTAAGCGAGGTGTTGAGTGATGAAAGGAACAGAATTTAAAAAGTTGATGTGGCTCTACGCTGATGAGGCAATGATACGGAAACGTAGATATGTGAGAGGCGGGAAAAAGACAGCGGACCGCAATCGAAAAATGCACAAACCATATCGTTGTGAAAAGGTTATGAATCGCCTTTTAAGAATTGATTCTGATGCGTTTGTTAAAAGACTAAACCGAAAGGAGGCATCTAATGCAGGGAACTAATTCAACCGAAAGAAAAATTAACATACCAGCCGAACTTAGTGAAAATACAGCAAATCTTGTTGTTAAATTTGCTGAAGCCATGGCAGAAAAATTACATAAGTCTGAGAAAAAATACGGGTATTCAGACGAATGGATGGCTAATAGCTGGGGGTTGGATTGTAAGAATCAATTCATGCGACACATACAGAAAGGCGATCCTGTTGATGTGGCTAATTATTGCGCGTTTATGTTTTATCACGGCTGGTCAACTATGCTCCCACCAATGCCAGAGGGTGAATGATGAACGAACGCAAATTAAGACTAGAAGCTATAGCAATTTGGCAAGAACTAATTTTACAAGCTAAGCAAAAATACCAATGGTGGGAGCTGTAGCAGCATGGAACAGGAGAGCTAACAGTGAAAATTAAATGTGTAGGGTGTGGTCATATCCATCTCAAAAGTGAAAGACTGCATCCGCCTGAATTCAAAAACTCAATGTGCCCTAAGTGTTGGTGTCAGGGTTTTATCATATTGGAGAGCTAACAGTGAGTGATAAACCATGAGCATTTCAGCAATCACGACGATTAGGTGTTTTTTCACTGGTCATAAATTCGAAAAGCAAGAAAACTGCTGTAATAGCGGATCATATTTCTTTTGCTCTCGATGTGGCATGACACTGTGGAGATATAACATTAAATACAGGAGGAATAATGCAGAAGCAAACATTCCTACTCAGGAATACCCAGATACTAAAAAACCTTAAAGCCGTACTAGATAATTTACCCCTCAACGAAGAATTCCCCCTAGAAGTAAAAATCTCAGAATCCAGCCGAACACTACCGCAGAACGACATGTTCCATGCGCTATGTGGTGATGTATCAAAGCAAATGACACTCAACAATGAACCACTGAAATTATGGCAGTGGAAGAATGTCTTTGTGTCTGGCCACTGGATGGTTACTACAGGAGCGAAAGAGTCACCGTTAATTAGGGGAATTGAAGGTGAGCTATTAAACATACGAGAGAGTACGTCTCAAATGGGTAAGAGGCGCATGAGTAGCTTAATTGAATACTCGACAGCTTGGGCAGTACAAAATGGCGTAAAACTGCGTACAACTCGTTATGAATATAACTACTACGGTCACAGGGGATAATGACTATGACAGACAACGTAAATAACCCACCACATTATGCATCGGGTGATATTGAGTGCATAGATGCCATTAAAGCCAGTATGGCCAAGGAAGCGTTTCTTGGCTATCTCAAAGGCAATATTCAAAAGTATGTCTGGCGATACGAAAAGAAAATTAATCCAGTCGAAGATTTGAAAAAGGCTCGTTGGTATATGAGTCGACTCGTTGAAGAAGTGGAGGCTGAGAAATGACGCCAGAAGAAAAGCTAAAGCAATATGACGAGAAGTTAGAAGAAGCTCAGAAGTTGGTTCGATTTATCGAAGAAAGTCGCCGTGAGCATATTAACCGCCATAACTTAAATAGGAGGTGATCATGACTGACGAACAATACAAAAACTATGCAAATGTAATAGTAGCGGTTCGCGAATTTATATCATTCAACCATAAAACTATCTCATCAGTAGTTGGTTTGACACCTCACCGCTCAGGGACGGTTATCAGAAAACTACTTGAATTTAAATGTATCAGGGAGGTTAGTAGCGAAAGGGGTTCGGGTACCAAAATGATCCGTAATTACGCTGTTAGAGACGATGCAATTACTCGACTGAGAATGCAATTTGAAAGAGAACGCCGAGCCAATTTACCGGTTTTCCCTAAGGTTAAAAAGGCCGATGAGACAGAACCCAAACAGCCAAAGCAACAAGATGATGACTTTAAGTGCAGATTAAAGTTTGTCGACAAGGCTGATGTCTCAGGCATGGGTAATCCGATGTTGATGAAAATAGACTCGTTACTCAAAGGGGTTCGTAATGAACTGCATGTCATGCAATAGACAGCTAACAGATGATGAGGTTTACGTGTGTAGCAAGTGTGCTGATGAATACGCTCATTTGGAAGTGATGGATAAAATCAAAGGAGAGGGAGATGCCGAGGTATCGTAGTAAATATAAACACAAACATAAATATCCCAAGAAACCACAAAAGGAGCTTGAACCAATGTTTAATGCCAATTTATTACGCTATGGAAAATTTGTCGCAATATGGTTTGTCGCCATGTTAATTCTTGGAGTTATTTTGGGGTGATGTATGGCGAACTTACGCAAAGAAGCTCGAGGCCGTGAATGCCAAATTAGAATACCGGGTGTATGTAATGGCAATTCTGAAACGGTTGTCTTAGCTCATTATCGAATGTCTGGCATTTGTGGTACGGGAATAAAACCTAATGATATTTTTGGAGCGTGGGCGTGTAGTGCTTGTCACGATGAAATAGACCGCAGGACGAGAATCACAGACGCTGAATACGCAAAGCAATGTCATTTAGAAGGTGTTATTCGCACTCAGGATATTCTCATCAAGGAGGGTAAGATTAAGGTATGAACGAGTATCACTTAAAACTGCCGTGGCCACCGAGCAATAATACCTACTGGAGGCACTGTAGAGGCAGGCACTACATATCACCTAAAGGCACAAATTACCGAAAGCAAGTAACAGATTACATCAAGCAACACAACCTAGACGTAAAAACCACTTCCCGCATCAAAATAGTCATTACAGCAAATCCCCCAGATAAACGACAAAGAGACCTCGATAACTTGCCAAAGGCAGTTTTCGATTCGTTAACTCATGCTGAATTTTGGGGCGATGATAGCCAAATTGATGATATGCGGATCCGTCGAGGTGAAAAGGTTACTCATGGCTCATTAGATATCACGATATGGGAGATAGATGATGTTCACTGACTTAATCGCAGCTATTGAAGAAGCAAGATATTTAAAATCCAGATCAGGCGGTCGAGTTAACTTCTGTGTAATGCAGGTTATGGACTATATGGAAGTGGTAAGCGGGCTGATGGATGGTGTCAGGGTTTTATATACAACTGCCAATGATGATTATCACACAGTATTACCGGAGGCGAGATGAGACTTGCAGATTTACCAAAATATTTTTCACCGAAAAGCATTATGTTTAGTGACTCTCCATCTGCAACAGTGACTGATAATCTAACAATCACTGATGTAATGGCCTCGCTTGGTTTGGCGACCTCTAAAGCGAGAATGGGGATTGAGTTGTTTTTGGCGAAACAAGGGATCAATCAACCAACTGAAGCAGTGGAGAGCATTCATCAATATGCAATAACTCAGGCTCACAAATATAGTGCTATTGGAAAACTTAGTGAGAATGATAGAGGAACACTTCTGCAAATACTCGCAAATTATGCTTTTCAGGATTATGCAAGAAGCGCAGCCAGTAAAAAGACATGCCCTGACTGTAACGGTGGGTTTATTGAAGTAGAGGTATTTACCACTAAACAGCACACTCACTTTGCTGCTAAAGAGATTATTAAATTCAGCAAGAAGATGGGAGTGAAAATAACTCCATCTGACTATTCAAAATACAGGGAGGTTAGAGAAAAAATTAAGGTGATCTGCAAAACCTGTAATGGGAAAGGTGAAGTGAGTCATTCTTGCCGATGCAATGGCAGAGGTAAAACTTTGGATAAGGTGGAAACGAAAAAACAAGGAATTCCAGTTTTTAAAACTTGCCCTAAGTGTTCAGGTCGTGGCTATTCAAGATTGCCGGCAGAAGATGTTAGGCGAGAGATATGCTCAAAATTATTTGAACTGCCAGAAACGACTTGGCGTAGAAACTTTAAACCATTCTACGAGATGTTGATTCAGGAGTGTTTTAAAGAAGAGACTAATGCAGAAAAGGTTCTACAAAATGTAACAAAAAGAGAAATCGAATACATAAATTAGCTAATAAATAGAAATAAGTTGATCTTTTGGCGGAGATGGGCTATCCTGATTCTAACGATGGGTTATTGCCATTTCGTTAACGTTAAAAGAATTCAAGACCTCGCTTCGGCGGGGTTTTTTGTTACCGAAACAGTGCCCCTCATAGTCCCTACGCAGAACGGAGAAATCTGGTTTGCGATACACTTGGGGCTTTCTATTTTAATTCCCCGAATTCGAGGGAATAAGTTTTTGATATTTATCCAGAGTGCTTATTTGCATTGTGGTAATCCAACTCTCCGGAAATTCCGGATAGTTCACATTCAGAAGATCGCTTAGGCGGTCTTTTTTCGTATATGCCGACCACAGAACAATTACCCTCGTTATCACGTTCACACAAGAGCTGTGAGTCGGCTCCTATTAACTAATCAGGACTACATATATGCAAGAGCCGTTAACAGGCACAGCAACCGCCTCGTTAGCGGGTGTCTCTATTGTAGGTCTCTATTCAGGTATGGACGCAGGCGTTGTTATCGGTGCGTTCGCAGGGGCGGTGATATTTGTATTGTCTGCTCATGATATCCGGCTGTTAAAACGATGGGCGTATTTCACAGTTGCATTTGCGATTGGGATATTAGGCGCTGATTTCATGTCGTCACTACTGAGTGGCATTATCGGAGATAGAGAGGTTGATCGCTCTGTTGGTGCAATGTTCTCATCGGCTGGTTTGGTTGGTGTTTTGGTAACAATATCTAAACCCGGTGCGCTCACGGAC